TTACAGAAGGAACAAGTAGTGCAGGTTACAAATATGCAAAAGTTTCTTCAAGTGGAACAGTAAGCTGGAGTTAATATGAGTGAATTAAAAACAAATAAGATTTCAACAAATGATGGCAACAATGTAGCTATAGATAATGCACTTGGATTAAAGTCATACGATACAACTGGTAGAGATGCTTTAACTTCTGTTGCTGGTGATACGATATACAATACTACAACTCAAAAAGTAGAATATTATAATGGTTCATCTTGGCAACAGACTGGTTCAGAATTTTTTGAAATATCATATTTAGCTGTTGCAGGTGGTGGTTCTGGTGGTGGCGCTCAAACATATAGAATTTACTCTGGTGGTGGTGGAGCTGGTGGTTTTTTAACAAACTTAACTGGTGCTACTGCTGGAGGTGGAGGAAGTTTAGCTCCAGAAGCGATAGTAAAAAAAGATGGCGTTACAACATTTCAAGTTACTGTAGGTGCTGGTGGACCTGGTGCTTCTGGTAATAATGGAGGAGCTAGTGGAAATAACAGTGAATTTAATGGAAATGTAGCAATTGGTGGTGGTAGAGGTAGTGGTTATGCAGCAGCAGGTTTAAGTGGTGGTTCTGGTGGTGGTGGTTTCAACTCTGGAGCTGGAGCAGGTACAGCTAATCAAGGATTTGCAGGTGCAAATGGTTCATATACAGATACTACTTCTGGTCGTGGTGGTGGTGGTGGTGGAGCTGCAGGAGCTGGTGCAACTGGTTCATCTGGTACAGGAGGAACTGGAGGTACAAAACTTGCAATTACAATAACTAATGTTTCAAAAGATTATGCTGGTGGAGGTGGTGGTGCAGGAGGTGTTACAGGTGGTTCTGGTGGAGGAGCTGGTGCAGGTGGTGGAGCTGCTAATTATGGTAATGGTACTAATGCAACAGCTAACACAGGTTCTGGTGGTGGTGGAGCTGCTTATACATCTAGTGGAAGTCACAGAACATCTGGTTCTGGTGGTTCTGGAGAAGTAGTTCTTAGATGGGCAACAACTGATGCTACTATTGGTGCAACAAGAACAGGTTTAACAGATGGTGGTGTACAAACAGATGGCAGTGATAGTTATATTGTTTTTACACAAGGCACAGGTACAATCACATTTAGCTGATATAATAGGAGATAGATATGGCACATTACGCATTTATAAACGATAACAACACAGTGACAGAAGTCATTGTTGGTATCAATGAGGACAATACAACTGACTTACCAGATGGCTTTGCTGATTGGGAAGCGTGGTATGGAGATTTTAGAGGACAGACTTGTAAAAGAACTTCCTATAACACCAGTGCTAATGCACACAGTGGAGAGGGAACTCCTTTTAGAGGTAACTATGCAGGTATAGGATATACTTATGATGCAACTAATGATGTATTCATAGCACCTAAACCTTATAGTCAGTGGGTACTTAATGAAAGTACTTGGAGTTGGGAAGCACCAGTTGCTATGCCAGATGATGGTAAGCAATATGTTTGGAATGAGAACACAGGAGCTTGGGAAGAACTGGCTGAATAATGTCTAGTATAATTAAGGTAGATACAATAGATGAAAAGACACCTACTTCTGGTGTAACCATTGATGGTGTATTAGTTAAAGATGGTGCAATAGCAAGTTCTTTTATTAGTGGATTAACAGATAATAATAACTTCGTATTATTAAAATCTGCAACAGCTAGTAGTTCTGCTGCTGTACAACTAAATAATTTTCGTGATAATACAACTTATGCTTCTTACAAGTTAGTAATACAAGATTTAGTAATGGCTACTGATAACACATCACTTAGACTAACTTTTCAATCTGGTGGAGATACTCCAGCTAATATTACTGGAACATATTATAAAGCGTATAACTTACAAGGTATAAATAACACATCTTCATACGAAGGTGTAAATCAATCACAAACTGGTGAAATAGATATTGCGTTCAATTTAAGAAGTAATGGTGGAAGTTATGCACATCAACTTAGTTTTGATTTAACAATGAATGATGGTACTAAGGGTATATGTTCAGCAGTAGGAAATAATTTAATATTCTCTGCTACAAGTAATGGAAATGCTTTTGGGGTTACACTATGGGCTGCGAGATATGGTAGTGTAAATGCAACTGGTATAAAACTAGTATCTTCAAGTGGAAATATAGCAAGTGGTAATTTTTATATTTATGGGGTTAAAAAATAAATGGCACAATCAATAGAAGAAATTAAAGCAGGTCTAGAAGCACCAACTCATATAGTAGTTGATGGTGTTCAAGTAGATTTAACTGCTGATGAAATAGAAGCAACTTTAAATACTTGGGCTGATAACGAATTAGCTAAACAAGTTGATGAAGAAGCTAATGGTTATAAGACTGCTAGAGCTAATGAATACCCTAGTATTCCAGACCAACTAGATATGCAGTACTGGGATGGTGTCAATGGTACAACTACCTGGGCTGACCACATAGCTAAAGTTAAATCAGATAATCCTAAACCTGTTTAAACAAGTATGATATAATCCTTGTTATGGATTATTTAATAGGTTTTATTGTTGGCTATTGTTGCAAAGAAATGTACAAGTTAATTAAGTATCTTGCAACAGCTGAAACTTTAATCCTTGCCCACGACTTTGATGAGGACTGGGATTTCTTAACACAAGATGACCTTCCATAATGACAGCTTCCAATGGCTTTACACAGAAAGAATTGAATCAAATGATATTTGATAAGTTAGATGACATAGATAAGAAGCTAGATGAGAAGTTAGATAAATCAGAATTTTATAAAGTATTAGGATTAGTTGCCACAGTTATATTAATTGTTGGTAGCCTAAGTATGTAGGGATATATGAAAGCACAAGTAAATTTAAGTCAAGTATTACAAGGTGGTTTAGCTGCTCTTGTTGGTTGGTTATTTAAAACAGTTAATGATCTACAACAAGAAGTTACTGCCTTACAAGTAGAAGTTATTAATTCAAACAACAAACTTAGTGATGTATTGAACATCATACAGAATATTGATTCAGAGATTACAGAGATAATCTGGAAGATAGGTGGCTAAATGATTTGTGGTTTATGTACTGGTATGTGCAACACTTGTCCGATAGGTAAGTAATGTTTAAAAAACTTAAAGATAATCTAGGTTTAGTCGTAACAGGTATAGCTCTTATGTCCTCTGTTGGTGCAGGTATTCAATCTCTTAACGCTGTACTTATAACTCTTACAGGAATTGATGACAGGATGAATAATATTGAGTATGAATTTGTAACTCTCAAAGATAGCACTTATGTACAGAATGATATAGCTGTACTGTATGAAAAGATAATGCAATTAGAAATGGCAGCACAAAATGTTGGTAGGTTTAATGAAGAAATGGCTACACTACAAGCTAACTTATATAACTTAGAGCAACAGGTTAGAGATGGTGGGTTTGATTTAGATAGATATTACTTACTAGAAAAGTGGGAGTACCAAGACCTCAATGATTCTTTGACTAGGGTAGAAACACAAGTACAAACTGTTAACAATAGTATGTGGGAACTTAACGATTTAAAAACTAGACTGGCATACCTTGAAGCTAACAACCATAGCCACTAAGATAAAGGTATGAAATTACAAGTAGTCAGGACACAATTTGGTAAGGATGCAACTAATGGGATGCTGTTTATTGATGGTAAGTTTGAGTGTTATACTTTAGAGGACCAGTATCAAGCAGTCAAAGTTATGCACGAAACCTGCATACCAGAAGGCACATACAAACTTAAACTTAGGACAGTTGGTGGATTCAATACTCGTTACACCAAGAAGTATCCTACCTTTCATAGAGGTATGTTGTGGTTACAAGATGTACCAGGCTTTGAATATATACTTATCCACCAAGGTAACACAGATGAACACACCAGTGGTTGTTTGATAATTGGTGACTCACAACAAGATTTAGATGTAAACTTTAATGGTATGGTTGGCAGTAGTGCTAACGCTTACAAGAAACTTTATCCTAAAGTATCTGGTGCAATACTTAAAGGTGATGATGTCACCATAGAATATACAAAGATAAACCTTGATGGTGAAGATAACAAACCTAAAGACTACATGAAACTTGATGACATCTTTACTAAACTAGAGAGTATAGAAAGAAAATTAAAGTTAGGAAAATTAATACAATGAATGATGATATAAAATCAATGATTGAGAAAACTGTTTGGACATTTATTGAAGCATTTATAGGTGCTTTAACTATCTCACCTTTAGTAGGTGTAGATGCTAACGCTTTACAATTAGCTGCAATCGCAGGTGGTTCTTCTGCATTAGTAGTAGTCAAAGAGTTCGCAAAGAAAAAAATATCTAAATAAAAAACTATCACACTGCTCCTGTATACTGAGATTAACAGGGCAAAGGAGGATAGAATGCCTAAAGTACCAGAAGAGTGGGGAAATAATTTCTATAAGACTGGATGGCAACCAGGATTAGAAGTCAATGAACAGACTGGCATGGGCGAAATCACACATGTTGGAACAGACCCACACTACAGAAACAAACTAGATTCCATACTTAAAGAATGGGGATTTGACCCTAAACATTACCAGATAGAAGGTAGTGTTCGTGCTTCTAGTTGGAATGTACAACTTAAAGGTGGTGCGACAGAAACCTTTTATGCGTTTAAAGGTATAGTCAAAAAGAAAAAGCCAGGACATGACAAATATTTTCAAGCCTTGTTTAAACAAGCTAAGAAGAAACCTCCTATAACTAAGAAGTTTAACCCAGGTGACACTGCGTTCATGTGGTTTATGAGTGACTGGCAACTTGGAAAAAAAGATTATGGAGTTGAGAACACTATCAACAGATACGACAGGGCGTTACAAGATGGTGTGAACAGGATTAAAGACCTGCGTAAACTTGGAGTACAAATAGATGAAATCTATATGGTAGGTTTAGGTGACCTCACAGAAAACTGTACGCCTTTTTTCTTTGAAAGCCAACCACACAATGTTTCTTTGTCACTGATTGAACAATACGCATTAGCAAGGTCAATGATAATGAAGACGATTGATACCTTCCTACCTCACGCACCTAAGTTAATCTTGGCAGGTGTTCCTGGTAATCATGGTGAGATGTCAAGAACAAGTAAAGGACAAGTATCTACAAACAGATTAGATAACTCTGACACAATGCACTTACAGATATGTGAAGAGATTATGAAGGCTAACCCAGAAAGATATGGAAAGGTAGAAGTAAATGTGCCTACTGGCTTTCATCAAACGATAATGGTAAAGGGTAAGACAGTTGCCTTTACGCATGGTCACATGACTGGAGGTGGTAGTGGTAATCCAGAAGCTAAGATTGAGAAGTGGTGGAAGGGTCAAATGTATGGGTGGCTACCAGTAGGAGATGCAGAGATTTTAGTAACTGCTCATTACCATCACCTAAGAATGAAACAACAAGGTGATAGAACTTGGTTTCAAGCACCATCAATAGACCAGAGCATAGACTTTACTGCACAAACTGGACTGTGGTCACACCCTGGAGTCCTGACTTTCACTATAAGTGACAAGGGATGGGATAATTATTGCCCTTTATAAACGATTAAAGGGTAGTTGTTTAAACAACTTAGGGTTACCTTGGAAATCTTTTTCAGGATATGTTCCCCAGTGTTTCATTTCGTTCCACATTTCTTGTACTTGAACAAATGGTATCCATTTAAAACCTTTATAAAAACTGTTGTAATAATATATACCAACATCTACTTGTTTAAACAACCTAGTCTTTTCGTGCATTTGATATAGCTTTTGGTAGTCATCTAGCTTTAACTTAGTTGTACCTTTAACTTCACACAATCGTAGTTCGTTTTGAATGTACACTAGGTAGTCTGGATTAACTGCTATGAATGTGTACAACCAGAACAGTGGCATCTCATGTTCCCATGGGCTAGTGCCAGTCTTCATCCATTGTTTTTGTTTGACTAACCCTAGTTGTGTTAGATAGATTTCAAAGTTATCTTCTGCTTCCTTGCCTACTTTATCTTTAACTCTATCTTGATATGGTCTATCGCTTTGTTCCATTTTAAAATGGGAGTTCATCTTGGTCTGCACCTTGGTCTGCTTTTTCTACCAGTGCATGACAAACTCTGTACTCCCACTTGTATATATTGTCATCTTCTACATGCTTGTATCTTGCTCCACAATATCTATTACCCTCTGCATCTGTATAAAATATATCATTGTCTTTACAAATGAATGGCGACTTGTGTCGTGTATCTGGCTCTGGTTGTATATCAAAGTTATAATCTGGATAGCGTTTCTTTAACTTGTCTTTTAACTTATCCAGATTAATTGATATATTGTTATCTTCTAGAGCCATTCTGTTGGGCAGTCAGTATCTCCCCATCCAGTCCA